GTTGTCGCAAGTGCTCGAGAAGGGTTCGATCCCGCAAAAGTTCTTTTTGAGTGCGAAGGCGTGCGCCGGGATTCTGCGCCGAGCAGAGAAGCGGGGAAGGCAGTTGCCACCCTTACTGCAAACGGCATTGGAACGTGTGGCGCAGACGACAACCAAGGACAAGCAGGACATCTGATCCCGCTTGCGACCAGCACTGGGCACATATCCCATTGTTTGAATGCTGGAGGGATGGGGCGCATCGACTACGAAACGGAGACGGTGGTAGTCCACGGCACCCAAGATCCCGACACCAACACCGAGCTGGCGCACACACTCGGCCGCAATCATGAGCAGGAGAATGCGGTGTTGACCAAGTACAACAGCATCAAAGACCACGACCAGCGCGTCATCTTCGCCGCCAATAACTGGGATGAATTGGTGAGAGAGAATCAGCCTTGCGTCACCGGCGACATCACCCACACCCTGAAGACCGAAGGTTTCGATGCGAGCGAGGATGGCACTGGTCGTGGTCATCCGATTGTGCCTGCGGCTTACACCAAAGAACCAACACCGATAAATCTTCAGGTTATCGTCCGGCACGAGTCGCTTGGACGCGCTACTGGATTCGGGCTTGGAGAACCTGGAGAAGCAGCCTATACGCTTGGCGCCAATCACATGCACGAGATATGGCATGGCATGGCAGTTCGCCGCCTTACCCCCGTAGAGTGCGAGCGCCTGCAGGGGTTTCCTGATGGTCATACGGACGTGCCATATCGCGGCAAGCCTGCTGCCGACGGGCCCCGCTACAAGGCGATCGGCAACTCTATGGCCGTTCCGTGCATGGCCTTCATTGGCCGGCGCATAGATCTCCACCTGTCAGAAATCGACCTCCCGGCTGTCGATGAGGAGGCAGCATGAACACCGTTATCAAATTCCCGGGGGCAGGCGCCCCCATTTCCAAACCTATCAGCAGAGGTAGCAACGTGAGCACCAACCGGCGCAGCGGGTATGTGATCTGCTGGCGGTCACTGATGGCCGCCGACTGGGCAAAGAGCGCAGTTAAGTTTGCAGGGTGGATGCGTCTTATCAGCCTTGCCGCCTATGAAGAGTGCGCAGTGAGCTACAAGGGGCGCTCGTGGGCGCTGATGCGCGGCCAGCTGGTTATCAGCGCTACCGATCTTGGTGCGATGCTGCGTGATGAGCGAGGGGTTGCCCTGTCCAAGCAAGCTACCGTTCGGCTGCTGGAATGGTTTGAGCGTGAGGGGATGGTGAGTATTCAGGGCACCCCATGGGGCTCTGTGGTCACCATCAACAACTACGACGACTACCAGGCCGCTGTTATGGCCGTGGGCGCTGCTGAACCAGCACCAGAAAAACCAGCTCCAATCGAGCAAAAAGAGACTCAATTGGGTGGCGTTTCGGTCGGTACACCGACCGGTACGCTGACCGGTACGCACACCGAAACGCTCAAAGCCGCGCCAGATATGGGCTTGAGCGGTATTGATGATACGCCCCCCGGTGTACCGATCGGTGTTTCGACCGGTACGACAACAGAACAAGAAATAAATACATTAAAAGAAAATACAAAGATCTCTTCGTCGAAGAACGCTGACGCGCTCCCCGACGCCGGCGCTGTTGAGTCGGTTTCTGCCGTTGTCGAGAAGATTCGCCCAGATGCTGCCATCCAGACCCCGAGCGGGAAATTCTGGGGCACTCAGGATGACCTGACATGCGCTGAATACATCCACAGCAGGGTGCTTGTGGTGAATCCAACAGCCAAGGCCCCAAACTGGGCGCAGTGGGCGAACGATATCCGCCTGATGCGAACCCAGCTGGGGTACACCCACCACGATATCTGCTCGCTGTTCAAATGGGCCAACCTCGACCCGTTCTGGTCTGCCAACGTGCTGTGCCCCAAGACCCTGCGCAAGCAGTGGGACAAGCTCACCGCCAAGCGTGCTGGTGTGGTGCGCCAGCCGGTACGTGGCGATGAGTGGGATCTGACCAAGACCATGAACGCAGACAAGCTCAACCAGTTGATTCAGGAGGGGTTCTGATGACCATGAAACCGTTAAGCGAGGTCCTTGCTGGAATGCCGAGCGAGTTGCCTGTCGCGCCAGTGCGCAAAGTGGCCGCCGTGGTTACCGAGCGCGACACCCTGGTCGTGAGCAAGTTACTCGAGCAGCTCAAGGTGATATTCCCTGCATGGCAACGCTCGTTCCCCACGCCGAAGATGCAGGACCAAGCCCTCAGGGAGTGGACGATTGCGCTGGTTGAGGCCAACTGCACCAGCCGTGAGCAGCTGAGCTTGGGGATGCGGGTTGCGCGCTCTCAGGAGATCCCGTTCTTCCCGGGGCCAGGGATGTTTATCAAGTGGTGCGAGATCACGCCGGAGGCGATGGGGCTGCCGTCTCTGGATGCTGCTCTGGTTGAGGTGCGCACCCGGCGTTACACCCATCCAGCCGTCGAGCTGGCCGCCAAGGCGACTAGCTGGGAGCGCCAAACGCTCAGTCTGGATGCGTACCGCCCTGTGTTCGAGCAGGCATACGCCCAGCTGCTGCGCCGGGTCGTTGCCGGAGAGGATCTTGGGGCGGAGGTGCGCAAAGGGCTGCCAACGCGTGAGCAGGTCCAGCACAGCCCGGAGTATTACCAGCAAGCCGGCCAGCGTGGCGTGGAAAGCCTCAAGGCCCTGTTCAAGCGTGGAGGGATGGCCAATGTTCAATCTTGACGTGATCGCCGCGGTCAAGGCCGCGAAATTCTGCCGGGTGGTGATCTATCCGCCCGTTCGGGGTTGGTGCGGGGAGCGAGTGCTGCTGGAGGTGGCAGACGAGATCGCCGTGCTGGGACACACCGATTGCCAGCGCGGGGCAGGGCATTGGCTGGTGCAGGGCACGACGCCTGAGCAAGTGGCGGAGGAGGTCAAACGGCTGAGAGGCGCGCCAGTGCTGGTTTTGAGAGGTGGTGTCGCGAATGGGGCTGTGGATAACTTTGAAGGGGAGGGCCTTGCCAACCCGTGACAAGCGGTATATCGCGCCGTAACATGTTTCAGGCCGGACCTAGACCACCCGGCCGTTGACCAAAAGGACCCGACCATGACCGCAAAATCGAATACCCGAGATCTATCCGTTGCGACCCAACTGGGCCGCGTCATCGCCATCATGAGCGACGGCAAGGCCAGCACCCTGCGCGACATCGAGCGCGAGTGCTGGAGCCGCTACGGCCACGCCGACACCCAGGCCGCCATCAGCGCCAGACTGCGTGAGGTTTGCTGCTACGGCTGGGCGAAGTATTCCAGCAACCAGGTCATCGACGGCAAGCAGGTGTGGCATTACCGCATCGAGCTGCCTCCCACCACCGAGGCCGTAGCGGCTAAGGCGGTGGCAGCATGAGATTCACCCACGCCATCGCAGCCGTTCTGGCCGCCACTGCTGCCCAATCGCCCTGGTTCAACCCGCTTGATTTCAAGCCTGGCCATGGCTTCTGCATCCCCAACCCGCGCAATGACCGGGCCGCACAGCGTCAGCGTGCCGCCTCCAAGCGCCGCAACAAAGCCAAGCGGGGGTGAGGATGGAGCTTACCCTTCTGAAAATGTCCGGCGGGGTACTTGCCCCGTCCACTCCGGCCGATGCCGAAGCCATCAAGCTGATGCCGATCGGTACCACCATCCTGGCCAAGGGCAAGGGGCGCCGCAATCTGGCGTTTCATCGCCGCTTCTTCGCTCTGCTCAACCTGACTTTCGATTACTGGGAGCCAACTGGCGGTATGGTCTCGCCAGCAGAGCAGGGGATCCTGTCCCGGTTCGTTCGCTACCTCGCCCAGTTCGGCGCTGGCAACGTGCTGAACAAGGCCAAGGATGAGTTTATCGACCAGCTGGCCAGCAGCCGTATCGAGCGCCACGGCCCCCAGGCTGAGAAGTCGTTTGAGGTGATGCGCAAGTGGCTCACTGTCGAGGCCGGTTATTATACCGTTGTGATGCTGCCGGATGGCGGCATGCGCAAGGAGGCCAAGAGCGTCAGCTTTGCCAAGATGGATCAGGCTGAGTTCTCCGACCTGTACCGGGCCGTGTTCGGGGTCTGCTGGCGCTATGTGCTGAGCAAGCAGTTTGCCACCGAGGAGGAGGCTGAGAACGCCTGCGCCCAGCTGATGGGGTTTGCCGGATGAGATTCGAGACCAGCCCAATCCGCTCCAGCGACCTGCGCGATGGTGCTCGCGGCCAGCTCTGCAAGATCCAGCTTGCCGGGGTCTGCATTGGTGGCACTGAAACCACTGTGCTGGCTCACCTACCTAGCGCCCCGCATGGAATGGCCCTCAAGGGGGATGATTTGGTGGCGGTTGAGGCGTGCTGTGCTTGCCATGACGCCATTGATGGCCGTATTGCCTACGACTGGCAGCCCGGGGAGCGTGAAGAGGTCACCTATAGCGCCCTGACCCGTCAGTTGCATAGCTGGGTGGTGCGCGGGCTTGTCAGTGTGAAGGGGACTGCATGATCCACCTCTCCGCTATCGCCGCCAGCCGCCTGCTCGGCAACAACCCGAAAGCCAAGGCCGTGGTGAACAAGGTCAAGAAAGCCCAGCAGGTCACTTCTCTGCACGACAAGGTGCTGAGCCAACTGGTCGGCCTTCCTGACCCGACCACCGAGCTGTTGTTTCACCCCAAGCGCCGCTGGCGCCTCGACTTCGCCTGGCCCACCCGCATGATCGCCCTTGAGGTCCACGGCGGGATCCACTCCGGTGGGCGCCACACTCGTGGCAAGGGGTTCGTTGAGGACCGAGCCAAGATGAACGAGGCCGCCCTGCTCGGGTGGACCGTGCTTGAGGTCACCCCGGAACATGTCAAATCCGGCCAACTGCGCGCCTGGCTGCTTACCGCTTTCAATCAGGACCCAGACCAGAGGACCAACCCATGAGCAATTCACTGGAAATGGCACTGCGCCTGTTCTCACCAAAGGGGGCGCTGCATGAGCCGACATCCAGCAACTTCAACGCACTGGGGCGTGACGACTTTATCGGTGCCCTGCAGGTGGCCGCTAAAAACAACCCACAGGGGCTCCAGTTCCTGATGGCCGATCACCTAAGTGATGAGGGGGCGATTCAGGGGCTGCTGGCCCACTTCTGCACCGCTCTTGGCTGCAGTGATGCCGGCGGTATGGCCATGGCTATCCTGCTGCGCCGCCCTTTGCCTGAGCAGTTGGAGCACCTGGTACTTTCCCACCCTCACTATGACAAGGAGCGCCGCCGTGCCTCCGTGGTGATGGAGAAGGCCAAGCGCGCCCACCGTGCCGGAAATGACCACGAGTATCAGCGTCTGCTGGCTGAGCGTAACGGGATCTTGTCTCTCGCCCATGACCACTGTGTCGCCGAGATGCTGCAATCCGGCCGCTGCCCGCACTGCAAGGGGACCGGGATCCGCCCCCGCAAGGGTGACGGCTGCCCGAAGTGCCACGGCACCGGCCGGGTCGTGCCACACGTAGAGTTGGTGTCGCGCCGGTTCGGGCAGGAGATGAGGCAGGCCGTAGAGCGTGCTGTTGATGAGGTGATCCATCAGGCATCAGATCTGGCCAGGGTCATGGACCAGCAGGTGCGCCAGATGCGGGCTGCTTGATGGGAATGATTTGATGCTGCGAACCTTAGTTGTCCTTCTTGTCGCCTTTGCTAAGCATTTTGTTGATCTCTGCAAGTAGTTTTGCAGTCCTCTCCATCAAGTCCTCGGGGTTGGATTGCAGGAATTCTTGATAGCTGGAATCTGTGGGCTCCAGCCTTAACTTGCCGGAGTCAATATGCCGCACCTCTACAGGCCTGTGTGCTCCAATGAGGTCGTCATTGATGTAGCCAGCAGCCTCCATGGCATTACGCAAATGATGCACGATCTCTGCGTTGATGGATCTCTGATTGTCCTTGGCCGATGCCTCGATCATTTCTTTCAGCTCTTGCGGCATGCGAACGTTGAACTGTGGGTCTTTTCTTGCCATCTGCGAAATACCATCAAAAAACGTGTTGACGAATATAGTCGCACGGTACTACGCTATCAATGGTAGTACGGTGATATATCAACCTTAAGGGGTATAGAGTGAGCAACCAAATTCCGCCGACATCAATTCGGCTCCCTGATGATCTCAAGAAGTGGCTGGGGCACAGGGCTGTTGATAAAGGGGTTAGCCTAACAAGGGAGGTTCTTTCCATCCTCTATAGCGAGATGGAGCGGGAGAGCGAAAGTGATGAGCGCACAGTGGCCTGATGCCAGAAAGAGTTCGACCCCAGTGGCAGCAACCACTGAGGCCGAGATTGTAATCCACACCCGTTAAGTAAGGATTTACTGAATGAATATACAACATCCTAAGCACTTTGTGGAAGTCGATGTAAGTGACTCCATTCGTCTGCCGGTGATTGCCGGGGTCGAGATCACCACTGATGAAGCTGGCCGGTTCAACCTGAACGCCCTTCACCGGGCCAGTCAACTTGGTTCGAGCAAAGCCCCAGCTCAGTGGTTGCGCACCAAGCATGCGCAGGAGCTGGTCGCTGAGGTGGAAAAACAAACTGTGCAGATTTGCATAGTTTCCGTTGAAGGCCGCAACGGCGGCACCTTCGCCCATGAGTTGCTGGCGATCTCCTATGCCGGCTGGATCAGCCCGGCCTTCCAGCTTCAGGTCAATCAGGTGTTTTTGGACTACCGCACCGGCAGGCTCTCTGTTCCCGTCGCCAAACCCGCGCTGACCACCATCGAGATCTTGCAGCTCGCCATGGAGTCAGAGCAGGAACGGTTGCGTCTGGAAGCGGCCAATCACGAGCTGGCGCTGCAGATGGAGGCGGCCAAACCCAAGGTGGAGGCGCTGGATCTGATCGCCACTGCTGACGGCTCGCTGAACCTGACCGAAGCGGCCAAAGCACTGCAACAACAGCCCAGGAAGTTCAACCAGTACCTCAGCAGCCTACGCTGGATCTACAAGCGTGCTGGCGGCAAGCGGTGGCTTGGCTACCAGGACAAGGTGCAGCAAGGGCTACTTGAGCACAAGGTGGAAACCATCACGCTGGCTGATGGTAGTGAGCGCCTTTGTGAACAGGTGCGTATCACCCCGAAGGGGCTGACCAAGCTGGCCCAGCAATTTTGCGTCGGGGGTGTGCAATGAGCGCAGAGCAGATCCAAGCCGGGTTGCAGGCATTGCTGGAAAAGTTGGAGTCCATTGACCTGACTCTGCAGGACAGGTGGGAATTGACAAGACAGATCCAGCGGCTGATGCCAAGCGCTGCTGCTGGTTGAATCCCCGCCGCCCCGGCGTTAGTATTGCTCAAAGATGGCCAGAGTCCCCGTGACCCTGGCCTTTTTCATTTCTGGCCCGCCTCGTGCGGGCTTTGTCGTTTCTGGAGGGGCGATGACGCCTGACAAGGATCCACAGAACTACAGCGTGCTCGCCTATCTGGCATTCGGCGGGTTGAGCGTATGGGGAGGGCTTGTGACCTACATACAGACGGTGAAACGCGAGGGAAGGCAGTTCCGATGGGCCGAGGCGCTGCTGCAGGTGGTGGTGTCAGGGTTCGCCGGGATGCTGACCATGCTGCTGAGCTGGTATATCGCCGCGCCGCTGCCGCTGTGCGGTTTTATGGCCGGCCTGGCTGGACTGATGGGGTCGAAGGCCCTGGAGCTTTACGAGCGCCGGGCAACCGGCTGGATGACTGGGGGAAAAGGGTAATGGTACAGCGTTGGGTAGAAGAGGCTCGCCGACATATCGGGCTGACTGAAATCAAGGGGCCGAAGCACAACCCGGAAATCGTGGCGATGTGGAAGGCTATCAAGCGTGGCGGCATCAAAAACGATGAAACTCCGTGGTGCGCGGCATTCGTTGGCGCTTGCCTGGAGCGTGTAGGTGTTCAGTCCACCCGATTCGAGGGGGCGCGCTCTTATGCCTCCTGGGGTGAGAAGCTGGATAAGCCGGTTGCTGGCTGCGTGGTGGTATTCAGCCGTGATGGTGGCGGTCATGTCGGTTTCGTCGTGGGGCAGGATAAGGCTGGCAATCTGCTGGTGCTGGGTGGCAATCAGGCTAACGCCGTGAACGTGAAGGCGTTCCCTCGCTCCCGGGTTACTGCATACCGCTGGCCCGCGGGTGAGCCGATGCCGGTAGGGGATCTCCCAGTCATGGCAACTGCCGAGTTCTCGAAGTCAGAGGCGTAGGCGAAAGCCGTGCCGATATCGCCGGGTAACCGGTAACCGCAGAGAGGAGAGTGCGATGGAAAACATCGTGGGATTGGTGTTTCACTGGCTTTTCATCCTGATGGCCGTGGTAGGGGGTGCGTCCCTCGTGGTGCAGGGGCTGGCCAAGATTGCGGCCGTCACCCCGTCCACCCGGGATGATGAGATTATCGGGAAGGTAGACGCCTTCCTGGTCGGTCTCATCAAGGTGCTGGATAAGCTGGCCCTGAACCTGCCGGCTGATAAAGCCCGGAAGCAATAACATGAACAGCTTGCTCCAACTGCTCGACATTCTAACGGCCCTTCTGGGCCGTTGGCTTAAGCAGGAGCGGGCAAGGGAGGTGCAGGAAAGCTATGACCAAAACCATAGTGACCCACAAGGGCGCTTTGCTGCTCGCTTCGGTGCTGCTTCTGGCCA